CATCGTTGCTGATGATTTTAGATTAGCAACCGCCGCTGATGTTGTTGCTGATCCTTCAGCACCAGGCGCGTTCGTAAATGGTATCATGGAAAATAAAGATTGGTTATTTGTTGAGGGACGTTTTGTTGAAGTTGATATTGATAGAACCAAACAAGTTATACAAAAAGCCTCAAGAAAAGATATTGAGCAAGTGGCAATTCGCCTCTTCGAAAACTTTTTATCAAAACTTTAAAATTATAAATATATAAACACAAAAGGAGATTCCTAATGGCTACTAACAAACTTTTTGAGGCTGCTGCTGAAATTCTTGCTGCTGGTAAGGGCAAGAATGCTATGCCTCCACAAAAGCTAGATGGTGAAGTTCAAGTAGCTGGTGGTCCAACACCAGAGAATGCTAAGCCTGATGACGATTCGCATAAGATGAATTTTATGTCCAAGTCTGCTGCTGCACCAACAACTAAAGCTTCTGATGCTTCCGCTAAAATGGAAGAAGCAGAAGTTGAGAATGAAGAGATTGTTTCCGAAGAGGAACAGATCGATGAAAAAATGCAGTGGAAAAAGAAAATGAAAGAAGACGTTGATGCATTGTTTGCAGATGACAAGACGATCTCTGAAGATTTTAAAACAAAAGTTTCCACAATTTTTGAAGCTCGCGTACAAGATCGCGTAGAACAAATTCAAGAAGAAATTGAAGCACAATACGCTTCTATGTTAGAAGAAGCTGTTGAGTCTCTTAAAGAAGATCTCACTAATAAAGTAAACGATTATCTCGGTTACGTTGTCGAAGAATGGATGGAAGAAAACGAAATCGCAATCGAAAAAGGTATTCGTACAGAAATTACCGAAGACTTTATTGGTGGTCTTCGTAACCTATTCGCAGAACACTATATTGATGTTCCTGCCGAAAAAGTTGACCTCGTTGATGAACTAGCAAGTAAAGTTGACGAACTTGAAAGCAAACTTAACGAAGAAGTTGAGCGTGGTGTAGAGTACCGTGCTGCTCTCATTGAAGCTTTTAAAGAAGTAGTTACACATGAAGTATGCGAAGGATTAACCGCAACTCAAGTCGAAAAAATTAAATCACTCGCAGAGAGTGTAGATTTTTCCACAGAGGAAGAATACAGAACAAAACTTGAGACAATTCGCGAGAACTATTTTCCTTCAGGTGTAAAAAAAGCTGATGAGAGTCAACTCAACGAACAAGTAGAAGACGGGCAGAAAGCAGTCGTTACCGATTCTTTCATGAATTCTATCGTTCAGTCAATCTCAAAAACAACAAGAATTTAATTTTAAAAAACAACAAGGAGATTTAGATGTATCTTTCCGAACAACTTCAAAAGAAATGGGCTCCGGTCCTAGAACACGCCGATCTTCCTAAGATCAGCGATCCTTATCGTCGTGCAGTCACCGCTGTCGTTCTTGAAAATCAAATTCAAGCTATGGCAAAAGAAGCTGGCGTTATCACTGAAGCTGCACCAACCAATTCCTCTGGTACAGGCGGTTTTGGTGGTGCTGATGCTCAGAATGCAGGTCCAGTTGCTGGTTTCGATCCAATTCTTATCAGCTTGGTTCGTCGTTCACTTCCTAATCTTATCGCTTATGACGTTTGCGGTGTTCAGCCTATGACTGGTCCTACAGGTATGATCTTCGCAATGCGTACTATGTACGGTGATAATCGCAGCGCATCAACTGGTACAGAAGCTTTCTACAATGAAGCTAATACTGCACACGCTGGTGCTTCTGCAACTGCACAACAAACATTTGGTCTAAAAGCAACAACTTCAGATGTTCCTTTCGGCGTATTCAATGCTAATACTGCTGGTGGAATGGCAACTGCAACTGCTGAAGGTCTTACACCTTTAGAGATGGGCTTCAGCATCGAGAAAGTTACTGTTACTGCTAAGACTCGTGCTCTTAAAGCAGAATACTCGATGGAACTTGCACAAGATCTTAAAGCAGTTCATGGTCTTGACGCAGAGACAGAACTCAGCAATATTCTTTCTTCAGAAATTCTTGCTGAGATCAATCGTGAAGTCCTTCGCACAATCTACACTGTTTCGAAAGTCGGCTGTAAAGTTGGTACAACAACTGTCGGTACATTCGACCTAGACACGGATTCGAATGGTCGTTGGATGGTTGAAAAAGTTAAGGGTCTTGCATTCCAGATCGAGCGTGAAGCTAACCAAATCGCTAAGTTGACTCGTCGTGGTAAAGGTAATGTTATGATCTGCTCGTCAGACGTAGCATCTGCTCTTGCAATGGCTGGTATTCTTGATTACAACTCAGCACTTGCTGGTCAAGTTAGCTTGACTGTTGATGACACAGGCAACACATTTGCTGGTACCCTATTTGGTCGTATCAAGGTCTACATCGACCCATACTTCCCAACAGGTTCAACATCTGAGTTTGCAGTCATCGGCTTCAAAGGTTCGAATGCTTATGACGCAGGTATTTTCTACTGCCCATACGTTCCTCTACAAATGGTTCGCGCTGTTGACACTAACACCTTCCAGCCAAAGATCGGCTTCAAGACACGTTATGGTCTAGTTGCTAACCCATTTGCTGAAGGTACTGCACAAGGCAATGGTGCTCTTACTGCCACAAGCAACAACTATTACAGAGGATTCAAGATTTCTAATCTAATGTAATTAAATCTCCGTAGAGAGATAGTAGTTGGGGGTAACCCCTTTAAGAGGAGAGTCGAAAGATTCTCCTCTTTTTTTATGCATAAATACAACTATGAGTGAAATAATTCTTATATCAGATCTACTCGATGTTAGAGCCAGAAAATTAAAAGAATTAGAGTTCTATCATAATCAAATGAAAGAACTCGAAGAGAAAATGTTTTTTATACAAAAAGAGATACAATTAACAAGTAAAATTATTGATATGATTCAGAAAGAAACAGTAATAGACATATCACAGTATATTAAAAAACAATGACAAATATAGCATTATCAACGACACCCTCCAACCAAAACTTCTTACATCCTAATAAGTTCCATTTAACTTTTAAAAGAATTCCTAATATGGAATTTTTTTGTCAAATGGTAAATGTTCCAGGAATATCGTTAGGTGAAATAACTGTGCCAACACCATTCGTTGATATGTATTCTCCAGGTGAAAAAGCAATATATGATATAATGAATGTTACTTTTGCCATCGATGAAGAAATGAGATCTTGGATAGAGATCCATGATTGGATTCGAGGTATGACTTTTCCTGAAAACTTTCAGGAGTATGAAAATCTGAGTAGACTATCTAAAGTAAGTAACAAACCGAATCCTCAATTTTCGGATGCAACATTAACCGTATATTCATCGTCTTTTACTCCTTATTATCGTTTTAAATTTTTTAATCTTTTTCCGACATCACTCTCTTCTTTTTCTCTTTCAACTCAAGACAGTCCCGATAACGTTATAACAGCGGATGCTTCTTTCAGATTTACATATTTTAATATTGAAAAATTGTTTTAATTGATGTATAATTACTCCGTAAGAGGAGATTTATTATGACTAAACTTGATGAATTGATGACCGAATGGTCAAAAGATACTGAAATTGATCGTACTGAACCAGGAAAAGCTCTGCTCGATATTCCAAAACTTCATAGCAAATATTTGACAATTCTTTCACGGCACAAATTATTGTCGAAGGAAGCCGAATTCAAATATAATCAATTGAAGAAAACAAAGTGGGAATACTATACAGGAAAGATGGGACCAGAAGAATTACAAAAGTTTGGATGGCAACAATTTCCTTTTGTGCTGAAGAGTGACATTGCGACATACTTGGATGGCGATATTGATATTCAAAAATGTATCGCTAATAAAACTATGCACGATGAAATTATTAGTTGTTGTGAAATGATTCTAAAAGAATTGCATAGTAGGACATTCCAACTTAAATCATTTATAGAATGGGAAAGATTTATTCAAGGTGTATAATGGAACTCGATGAACATGACTTAATGAGAAGAAGCAGTCTTCCCTATCCTATGGAACTAGGAAGTCCTGCTTTTGCTCCTATTGCTATTGAAAAAGAAAAAGATATTCTGTTAAATGTTAGCAAGCTAAATGCAAAACAAGAATATGACAGAATAATGGAGCAAGTTGAGGTTTTAAAAAAACAAGCGGAATCACTAAACAATCGTATACAGGTCAGTGAAATGATGCATGATTGTGTCTACTCTTTTCGAGTCGTTCATGGGAAATGCTATTATGTTTATTGTGATTCCAGAAAAAAACAAAATGTTCTTAGTATAATTGGACCAGATAATTGGAGCGTTTTCCCAAGTCACTATACATATGTTATGACAGTACGTTTAATGGGCGATAGCACATGGGAAGAAGTAGATGATGGATTTAGTAGTAACGAAAAAAAATGAAGCTTTTATTCATATAGATTGTGAAAGAAGTTTATCTCAAGAACTTTCGGACTACTTCACATTTCAGGTCCCAGGATATCAATTTGTTCCTGCGTATAAAAATAAATTGTGGGATGGAAAAATTCGTCTGTTTGATTTAAGAACTAATCAAATATACTATGGATTAATACCTTATATCAGAAAGTTTTGTTCTGATAGAAAATACAGCATTGCATTTCATAAAGATGTTGAGCTAGAAGAAAATTTTTCTTTGAAAGAAGCTGAAGATTTTATATCAACTCTAAATACACCCTTCGAACCAAAAGATTATCAGAAAGCGGCATTCGTTCAAGCGATAAGAAGTAGGAGAATATTGCTTCTTTCACCAACTGCATCTGGTAAGTCATTCATTCAATATCTTATTGTAAGATACATTCAACAACAATGCAATAAAGGATTACTAATTGTTCCCACAACTTCTCTAGTTGAACAAATGTACACAGATTTTAAGTCATACGGTTACGATGTTGAATCTTTTTGTCATCGACAATATTCAGGAAAAGAAAAGCATACAAATAAATTTTTGACAATCACTACTTGGCAATCAATTTATAATTTAGATAAATCTTATTTCGAACAGTTCGATTTCGTTCTAGGTGATGAGGCACACCAATTCAAAGCCAAGTCATTGACAACAATTATGTCTGGCCTTTCAAATGCAAGATATAGAATAGGTTGTACGGGAACTTTAGATGGGACAAAAACTCATAAACTTGTATTAGAAGGTCTTTTTGGTCCTGTTCTAAAAGTAACAACAACAAAAGAACTCATCGATAAAAATGTTCTATCAGAATTTAGAATAAAGTGTTTGATACTGAAGTATCCAGAGGATATATGTCAGCAAAGTAGAAAGTGGGACTATCAAAAAGAAATCGAATACATAGTAATGAATGTCCACAGAAACAACTTTATCAAAAATCTTGTTTTGTCTTTAGAGGGAAATTCATTAGTTCTCTTTCAGTTTGTTGAAAAACAAGGAAAACAATTATTCAACATAGTCCAATCAGAAGCTAAAGATAGAAAAGTATTCTTTATATTTGGTGGAACTGAGGTTGAGACACGAGAGTCTATAAGAGCTATCACAGAAAAAGAAAACAATTCAATCATTATTGCATCATACGGCACTTTTAGTACAGGTATTAATATTCGAAATCTGCACAATGTTATTTTTGCTTCTCCATCAAAATCTCGCGTAAGAAATCTCCAGTCTATAGGAAGAGGATTGAGAAAAGGAGATAATAAAGAAATTGCAACTCTATTTGATATAGCTGATGATTTAAGAATAGGTAAACATACCAATTTTACATTGAATCATTTCATAGAACGTGTTAAAATATACGATGAAGAGAAGTTTGCTTATAAATTTTACAACATAGAGTTAAAAAATGGATAATATAAAAATAATAAGACTTGAGGATGGTGAAGATATCATTGCTTCTTACCATATTGAAGAAGAAACGAATACAGTTGTTATAGATAATCCTATGACTCTTTTCTTTAAGAGAGTTACACCAGGAAAATCTTTCGTGATGATGAGTCCTTGGATGCCTGCTGAACTGGTAAAAATCAATACAGCTAAAATACATGCACACAGAATAGTTTCCATTTTCGAACCCAAGTCTTCTTTAGTTGAATATTATCTTTCTGCTGTTGATGAATGCAACTCTGTGATAAAAATGAATGAGCAATTGATTGATAATTCATTGCTTGAGCAAGCAGAATTCGGTGATGATGAAGAAGACGAAGAACTACTAGAAGTAGAAGAAACATCTAAAGGACATATATTACATTAATCTCAAACAGGAACACAAGCATTATATGTCGATGTTTGGATCCTGTCAAGTGAATCATAGGAAGACATGCATGTCAAAACAAAAGCACTATGTAAATAACAATGATTTTCTACAAGCATTGATTGCTTATAAAGAAGCTTGTGATAAAGCAAAAGAAGAAAATAAAAAAGAACCGATTGTACCCAATTATATTGGCGAATGTTTTTTAAAAATAGCAGAACATTTATCTCGAAAGCCTAATTTTATTTCATACTCCTTTAGAGAAGAAATGATTTGTGATGGCATAGAAAATTGTATTATGTATTTCAGGAATTTTGATCCAACAAAGTCCAATAATCCATTTGCATATTTTACTCAAATAATATATTATGCTTTTCTTCGGAGAATACAAAAAGAAAAAAAGCAGATGTATGTAAAATATAAAGCCACCGAACAATTTGGATTACTTGACGAGGGTGAACTTTACGAAGATTCCGATGGAAATATGAAACAATTTGTTATATATGATAATATATCGGAATTCATACACACTTTTGAAGAGAAAAGAAAGTCCAAAAGAAAAGCTAAGGCTAAAGGACTAGAGAAATTTTTCGAAGAACCTATTATTGAAGAACTTTGAGGAGTATAATAATGCTAGTTTTACAAGATGAAATGGTTGGTAAGCCAATAGGTTTCACATGTTCAACATTTGATTTATTACACGCTGGGCACATTTTAATGCTTGCTGAGGC